AAAATGGCAATACAAACTTTATCGTATTTAAAAACACAAAACAGAGACTTTAATAATGTCTTAGATAGTTTTGCAAACATTCAAGATGGTCTTACACGACCTTTATGTACAACTTACAGCAATGCAGTAACTTCTACTGGTGATGTTACTTGGGCTTATGCTACTCATGCAAATAGACCTTTAGTATTAACAGGAGCAGGTACAGTTACTTTACCTGCAGTAGCAAATTTACAAGGAGATATATGGGTAGTTAACGGTGCTGCTGATGGTACTCAAATAGCAGTTAGTCCAAACTCTAATGATAAATTCCTATGGGATATTGCAGGTGCAGGAGGTACTGATAACAAAGATGTTATTAATACAGCGGCAACCGCTAAAAAAGGTGACTATATTAAAATCAGATATGGTAGTGGTGATGGATGGCTTATTTCTGAATTTGGTGGTACTTGGGCAGATGAAGCATAATAATTAACATTTATTATCTAAAGAAGAGTCGCGTAAGCGACTCTTTTTTTTATATGTATAATCAAACGTTACATTATATGACTAAACAAAATATTGATAGAAAACCCCCAAAAGGTTCTGTAAAATTTTCATTAAGTTTATCACCAGAACAAAAAAAAGCTAAAACACAAATATTAAAATACCCTTTTAACTTTATTGTAGGAAAAGCGGGTAGTGGTAAAACCTTATTAGCTGTTCAAATAGCACTAGATCAATTCTTTAAACGTGAATATAATAAAATTATTATAACAAGACCAACCGTATCTACAGAAGATAATGGATTTTTACCAGGTTCAGAAAGAGAAAAAATGGAACCTTGGTTAGTACCTATTCGTTCTAATATGAGAAAAATTTATAATAAACCTCCTATATTAGAAAAAATGGAGAATAATGAACAAATTGAATTAGTATCATTAGCACATTTTAGAGGTAGAACTTTTGATAATTCAGTTGTAATTGTAGATGAATTTCAAAATCTTACAAGATCACAATTAGCAATGGCTGTTGGAAGATTAGGTAAAGATAGTAAAATGATATTTTGTGGAGACTCATACCAAATAGATTTGAAAGATAAAAATTATTCAGCATATCATGATATGGCTAAACTAATAAATTCTGATTATGTTTTTAAATGTGTGTTAAATGATTCGCATAGACATGATGCAATAGACAATTTATTAGAACTATTGAACGGGTATCATTAATTTTTCATATTCTTTTTATATTTATACACGAATAACCTAATTTAATTTAAAAATGGCAAATATACCTATATGGCCCGGCTCGTCTTCTTTTGTGGCAAATACCCAAACAACATTTGGTTTTTATGATAGTGACTTAGATTTTAAAGAAGATGCTCCTAAAGTAGCAGATTGGTGTGCAAGAAGATTAGGTTACCCTATGGTAGATATAGAACTACAAGATAAAAATCTATATACAGCTTTTGAAGAAGCTATATCTGAATATGGTGCTCAAGTATATCAATTTCAAATTATAAATAATTTAGGAAGAGTTATAGGAACTTCAACAGGGTCTTCTCATTTTAATAATGTACATATTGATTCAAATTATGGAAATAATATAAGTAGTAATTTAGGAGGAAGTACACAAACATCTTATGGGGTTGGAGGTAGAACCCAAAGAATTTATTCAGCTTCTTTAAAAGTAACAAGAAATAAACAAAGATACGACCTATTATCAACAGACCCAGAATATGCAAAAGCATCCATTGAATTTACAGGAATACCTACTGAATCCCAATCAATAGAATTAATTAATGTAGGAGGAGGTAGAACTAAATATGTTATTCATACAACAGCTAGTATGGGTACAGGAAGTATGAAAAGAGACCAATTTGGTTTTGAGGAATCAGGAACAACAGCTCAAGTAGCTGCTTCTTTAATGAAAACAATACAATCAGGTTCATTAAGAGGAAGTATTTTAGTTAGTAGAACAGGTAGTCTTTTAAATTTAACTCAATATACAGAAGGTATAGGAGGAAATACATCTATAGAAAGTACTTTAGATAATACTACTGTAACTAATTTTACAGGAGGGGGTTCAGGTTTAAGTTTTGAAGCTTCAGGATCCGCAATACAATCAGGAGTTAAACAAATTTCTATAAAAAAAATCCACCATTATGCTCCTTCAGCTATAAATAGATATTTTGACCCTTATGCAGGTACAGGTACAGGAATTCAATCATTAATGCAAACTTTTGGATTTGGTAATTATTCTCCAGGTGTAAATTTTATGTTAATGCCTATATATTTTGATACTTTGAAATTACAAGCTATTGAATTAAATGATGCTATAAGAAAATCATCATATCATTTTGAAATAAATGCAGGTAGATATTTAAGATTATTTCCTATCCCTAATAATAATTTTACGCTTTGGTTTGATTATACTATGGCTGATAGTGCTGTTTTTGCTGGTAATGAAACAGCCAATCCAGATCAAGAAAAACCAAAAAACCTCATTACAGATATGTCTAATATGCCTTATACTAGACCCACATATGCTTATATAAATGAGCCTGGAAGACAATGGATTAGAAAATATGCTTTAGCTTTATCAAAAGAAATGTTAGGAAGTATTAGAGGTAAATATCAACAATTACCTATACCTGGATCTGAAACTACTTTAGATTATGCTAGATTATTAAGTGAAGCTTCAGCTGAAAAAGAATTTCTAATAGCACAATTAAGAGAAGATTTAGATGCAACAACAACTTTAAAACAAGCAGAAAGAAATACAGCAGAAAGTCAACAAACACAGGAACAGTTTTCAGTAAACGATCCATACCAAATTTATATACATTAATGATTAGTTTAAAGAAAATATTAAATGAAATTTTAAATAATTATAGTGTAGAAGTTGATTTATTTACTGATAAATCTTCTTCAACATATGATATTACAAATGAAATTAGAGCATTAAAAGGAGTAACAATTGTAACTATTATTACTCCAGAAGATTACACCCAAACAGGAGGAGATGAATATATTAGATTAAGAATAAAATTTGTAACAAGGGGAGAAGTAAATGATATGTTACAACAGTTTCTAGATAGTGCTTTGGCTAAAGATAATAAAGATGAAATAAGAATACCAGGAATAAAATCTATGAAATTTAGGGATGAAACTTTAAAAAGACTATAATGGCATTATTTGGAGGCATAAGAGATATATCTTTATTCAATAAATTGAATTTAGAACTTTTAAAAGATCTTATTCAAACGGAAATTGCCTATTATAAATTTGCTTTAGAAAAAACTAGAGTAAATGTATATGGTGAGGCTCCTGGAAAAAATTATTATGAACCTATAAAAATAGCTTGTTTAATAAATAGAGAAGATCAAGCATGGTCTTCTGATAATTTTGGTTCAGATGTTAATCAAAGTATTACTTATAGTTTTTTAAAAAAGGATCTTGAAGACATAAATTTAATACCTGAAGTAGGAGACTTATTACTTTTTAGAAATAATTTTTATGAAGTTGATAGTAGAATAGAAAATCAACTTATTTTAGGTAGAGATGCAAATTATGCTATTTCTGAAGAAACTAAAAAATTTGGTAAAAGTTTTTCTATTGTTCTTAATACACATATTTCGAGAGTAGAAAAATTAAATTTAATACCATTAAATGCACCAAGATACCCTGAAACAGTAACAATAGATGGAGGTATTGCTAATCAATTATTAGATTATGGAATAGGAAGAACATGGACAGTTGGAGAAACATCAGTAGAATGTTGCAATCATTTAACTACAGATGAACATATATGGCAAAATACATTAGATAATTGTGATTCAAGTCCTACTCTTATATATAATTCTATATCAGGTTTTTGTGAAGCTTATAACCCTTAATAAAATATGGCAGATAGAAAAAATATAAATCCAAGAAGACCGATTCCCGCAAGTGGATATGACCGTTTAAGAACTAACTTAAGGGCTAATTTTGGTACTGATTTAGGTAAATTTCCTGAACCACAGGGGTTTCCTATAAGGGATTTTCCTGGCCCTGATACTAGACCTAGTATTAATAGAGGGGACCAAACATCACGAAAAGATGATAAAGTACAAGATGTTTCAATAGGATTACAGGATCATGATGAATCTATAATGTATTACTTTAACAATGTAATTAAACCTTCTGTTATTATAGGGGGAGATAGAAAAAAGGTTCCTGTAATTTATGGTTCCCCTGAAAGATGGAAAGGAGTTCAAAGAGATGGATATTATAGAGATAAAGAGGGAAAAATTCAAGTTCCTCTTATTATGTTTAAAAGAGATAGTATTGAAAAAAGAAGAGATCTAGGAAATAAATTAGATGGAAATACTCCTCAATTATTTTATACTTTTCAAGAAAAATATTCAAAAAGAAATTACTATGATAATTTTTCAGTATTACAAGGAAGAAAACCCCAAAAAGAAATGTATAAGGTAGTAATACCTGATTTTGTAAGAATAGTATATAGTTGTACTATATGGTGTGATTATGTAGCTCAAATGAATAAATTAATTGAAATGATTAATTATACTTCTGATTCCTATTGGGGGGATAGAGAAAGATTTCAATTTAATGCTAAAATTGATACGTATAACAATACAACAGAAGTTACTCAAGGAGATAATAGAGTTGTAAAAACAGAGTTTGGATTAGTTATTCAAGGATATCTAGTACCAGATAGTTTAAATAAAAAACTTGCTAGTGAAAATATGAAAAAATCATATAGCAGGTCACAAATAATATTTAATAGTGAATTAGTAACTACATCAGATACATCATATCAATCTAGAGAAGAATTAAGAGCTTCTAGAGCTATTGATATAAGCCCTATAAATGGAGGTGTAGGATATCAAATTATAGGAAATAATAATAAAATAGAATAAAATGGCACAAGTAACAGATACAGTATTAAAAACATATTTTCAAACAGGAGATATACCTACTGAAGGTAATTATGTGGATTTAATAGACTCAAAAGCTAATTTAGGATCAACTAACCAAGGAGATTTTAAAATCACTGGAAATTATAGTGGTAGTTCTCTTATTATATCTGGAGCAGGAGACCAACCAGGATCTATTACAGCTTCTGGTGATATAAGTGCAAGTGGATATATAAAAACAAAAAATATTCAAATAGGTTATGGTGGTGGTATTTATCTAACAGATAGTGACGGTAATACAAATGATACTGCATTAATAAATGTAGCAGACGTATTTGTTTATATGGGAGACGCTGATTCACCTCTTACTATGTTTGGCTCAACATTTACTGTTGATACAGCGGGTGCTATTAATTTAGATTCAGATACTGGTCTTTGGTATTTCAAAGATGGAGGATCTACTAAATTTACACTTAATGCTCAGGGTGGAAAATTTGGAACCAATTCAGCTGGAATGGAATTGAACTCTAATCTGTCCATGAGTATTAAAGTAGGTTATACTGAAGCTGCTGATTATGTATTAAATAGATTAGACTTTAGAACTGGAGCTGCTCACGCTCAACCTAAAATATCTTTCGGTGTAGCTAAAGGTGATATCACAGCATCAGGTGAATTACACGTTGGTGAAAATTTAAGTGTT